GCATTAAAGAAAGCAATGATTTGATTTATAGCTCGTGTAGATGTGCCAGATTGTGAAAAGTCCAAAGTAACATTACGCCCTGCATATCCAGATTCTAATGGGGTGGCTCCTCTACCTATGCCTCGCTTAAATTCACCCAATCTTGTAGCCTTCTCACCAAGCTCACTGACAATCTGAAACAACTCCAATGGGTGTTTCACATAATTAGTAAAACCTTTACCTCTTACAACTTCCTTGAATGTCTTTTGTAGATATTCTCTGTCAAGAGATACAAGCATTGAGTGTTCAGCACCAGACATTTTGAATAATTGATAATCAGCATCTTTACCAAGAAGAGATGCTAACCCCCGTAAGAAATCTATCCCAGGCAAAAAACCATGTTCAGAATAGGCAAATGCTGTCATTTGGTCCCGCATAGGATTCCTTACCATAAAATCAGGGCTTAAAGTTGCGCCAGCACGTAGCCACTTGGCAGGTAGGCTTAACAGTCTCCCTAATATGCCCATAGATTCTTGATCCAAATGTAATAAAGAATCTCTTAAATCAGGATCAACTTTGTAGTAATGCTTCTTGCCTTCCACCAATACAGTTACTTCGTTGCCAGGTATAAACATCGAAGGGCGGAATACATCTATCACCTGATTAACTTCGTCATCAGTTAAATTCTCAATTCCAATGCCAAGTTCTTTAGCAGTAACGCCAGCTACTCTGGCTATCGGTGTCTTGACCCTTTCAAACATATCTGCTAATTCTGGATTCTTATCTACCAGATTAGCCATCGCTATCCCAACTTGATTCCTATCAGCAGCCGAAATAATAGTATATGTATTCTTAACAATACTCTCGATAGGATTGATTATCTGTCTTTCTGAACCTTTAATTCTTTTAAGTGGTTGGGCGATATTAGCCATCTTCTTACCCATAAATCCCTTAGAGGCCAACTCGTCAAATACTCTATAGAATGGCACATAATCGCCAAATTTTTGTAATTTATCCATTAACTCTTTACTGAATAATCCTGACTCATACCCATAATTCAAAAGTCTATCTTGATATTCATAAAGACGTTTTGCTAAATCAGGGAAGTTAGAATATTGCGATTCTAATTGAGATATACTTGCTTCTGCATCAGCAACATCAACTCCCGTATCAATATTACGCTGAGCTAATTGTACAGAACGTCTGCTTACCAAATATGTTGTAAAATCTTGGAATGTCTTAGGGTCTTTAACTTCCTGTAAAATAGATTCAAGAGACTCCCCTGTGAAGTTTGGTTGAGCATGTCCTTTCTTATCAACTTTCCAGAATGTTTTACCGAATGTCCCCTTTTCAATAAATACAGTTGCCTTGCTGGATATACCTTGTAGAAGTCTTGCTAATATATATGGATTTTCCTGAACAGATAATTTAACGCCACCTCTTGTAAATTCATTAACAAATTTCTTAATAGGGAATAGATCATCAATAAATCTAATTTGAGCCTTATCTAATCCCTGTCTTATCTTTTGACTTAGGCTAACCTTATCTGGCTCCATAGATATCCTATTAAATACTCTACGCACAGCACCTTCAGGCGGTAATGGAGCTATTTGCTCTCGTTTAGCTTCTGGAAACTCTGTAATTGGTTTCCCATGTGTTATATCTGCGATTTGTTTTTGCAACTGAGATGGAGCAAAATCATTAGAATCAACTATCATCTCGCTTCCATCTGCCCACCTAATCCGCATTGCCCTATCTTTATATTTATCAGACGTATAATCTTGTGGAATATCAATAATTGTGGCTGTTTCGCCTGTCGAGATGTAGATTACTGAAGCCCCCTTAGTTTTAAATGTATCAAGCCAAACTTGTTCTTCCCGAAGTAGATTCAAACTGGCAACAATTTGATTTATCTCAGATTCAGCAGCTTTAGGTAATGGTTCTCCTCGCCTGATTTTATCCGCCGCTTCCCTGATAGCCTGCTCCCCTTCTGGTGTTCTTGCAGCTTCATTATATGCTTTCTCTCTGGCCTGTTCAGTTGACATACCAGATTCACGAAACTTATCAATGTTAGCCTGCACGGTATCTGTAATAGTCTCTGGTTTATACCATTCGCCTGTGATTTTATCTTGTTCCCAACCTTGAGCCTCTTTATCTTCTGGAGATACGGTCTTAGATTCTTGTGTTGGTACATGACGCATTGCAGAAGCACCACCAAATATCGCAAAAGGCGAAGTAGCAATCAATGTTCTGATAACAATCTCATCAACATCTTCAAATATCTGCCTATTCTCATCAAAAGTTTTGACAATAGCATTTTGTATTGCGCTCTGGCTAATCTCCTCCAGCACCTCTGCGGTTTCTACTTTAGTAAATGTGCCTACTCCCTTCTTTACCAAGCTACTCATCGTATTATCAATAATTGCTTTCTTAATGTTACCTTTAAGTAAATTGAAGGCAGGTGATATAGCTTTGAGTAAAGGCAAATCAGTTACAGCCTCAATAGATGCTATAAGACCACCAAATGGCACTGCTAATTGAGATGCTTTATCCTCAGGCGCACCACTATTTATCAAGTCCTCATACAAATCTTGTGATTGTGCAGGAGTAGCTATGGCAGTGCCAGCAGCAATACCAGCATACGGATTGCGTGTAAGCGCGCTAACACCTAATGTCGTGCCAAGAACGCCAACTGTAAATGGCAAAGCATCTGCAATAGCATAAGCCCAAAACCCAGGGTCTTTCACCACCTCTGGATGTTCAGTTATATCTACCATATAAGCAGATGGTGGCTGTAATTCAGGATGTTTTTCTAACCATTCTTTATGTTCAGCTTCAGATTTAACATACATTGCTCTGTATTTATCTCTTTGTTGTTGATTCTGTATTTTAGCTTGCTCATAATATTCCATCCATTCTGGATGTTTAGCCAAATCCTCTGGCCCCCAAAAATCACTTGGCGGTTGCGGTTCTGGAAACAGTAAATTAGGAACTGCTGAAATAAAAAAATTCTTTGTCTTATGAGCCATATTGACTGTTGATAAATAAATAGCATCCCAGGCATTTTTATACCACGGCTCTTCTATCTCTTCACGTAATATCAAATCAGCCTGCTCATCACTCATTCCCATAGCTTTAAGCAATGCTCTGGTCTCAGGAGTATCGCCATAATCCCTGACAGAATTAAGAAATTGCTCAGGATTTTCATCAGCCCATTTCAGCATATCCTCAACTTCGTTGTATGGATATATCTTGGAGATACTATCTGCAATAATTTCATCCGTCTTGATAATCTCATTCAGTTGTTCACGGCTATATTCTGCCCCATCAGGGCTTGTATATGTTATTACATCAGGCGCAGTCTGTTTTATCTTCCAATTCTCATTTGTAGTTATCACATTATTCTCATCAATACTCCACCCTTCAGGCAATGTCTCCTCTACTGGTGCTGGTGTTGGCGCAACAGCCTCTACTGGTGCTGTAATCTGCTCAGTTGGTAATACCTGTTCTGGTAGTTTCTGCTCTATAATAGCAGTAGGTTCCCATTTATAAATATCAGAATATTCCTGCGCTCTCTGAATATATTGCTCTTCAGTAGCAGCCTGCCCTGGTACTTCAATCTCCTCGCCTGCCCATTCCGTACCACCTTTTAGCCACTTCCGTTTTGTTTCATCCCATTTATAGCCAGCATATTGAAGCTGACGTGCAGATGGTGTTGTTGTTCTTATCTTCGGTACAGCCATTTATTATACTCCCACGAATGGATAAGGTTTTTTTTGAGCCTTAATCGTACCACTCTTAGGAAGTTTAGGTAATTCAGTAGATACTTCTGGTAATTTAGGTGCTGGCATAGATACAGGTGTTTGTGGAATTGTACCCATGCCTCTTTGTTGCTTCAGGCTTCCCAAGAACGCCATCAATCGAGGAGTACCAGTAGTAGTTCTTGCTGGCGGATTATTTCGGCGTTTTAATGCTGTTATAAACTGATTATGGTATTGCTCTGTCGTTATATTTTTCACAGCCATAATCACCTCCGTTCAGAGATTATGTTTTGCCTGCGTAATTCCTCACGCTGTACTGCTTCCTCAGCACTTTTAGCTGGGGTAGATACAGGTGGCATAGTTATTCCTGTAGGTATCGCTGGCTGGCTGGGCGGATTCTTAACGCCTTCTTTTACTCCCTGCCCTGTATCTTCTACCAGTATCTCAGCAATGCCTTTGTCTATCATATCAGGCGAGTCTTTTAACATCTGCCCACACCAGTATTGCGCTACTGATGGCGACAGCTTGATTGCCATTTCTCTGGCCCGCATCCTCATTACCTCTGGTACATCTTTCAAATGCAGTAGATTGTTATATATCCATTCAGGCGGTAAGCCCATATTTAATGCGGTATTTGCTATCGTCATATCAGCTATGTTCTCTTCCGGTGATTCTGCATAATAATCAACGTTAATAACGAAGTTCTTATCTCTAAAATCTTCTGGCTTCCAATCAAGTATCTTATCACCCAAACCATTGAGGTCAACAGGATAACCACCATTAATATATTGCTTTAACAGGCTATAAGCCACCTGTACCATAAAGAATTTCTTAGCCTTTAATCTTGGTACAAATAGCTGGTCTTTAGCTGATTCCAGTCTTTTGATAGCCAGTGCTGATAGCTCAAAGCTCAAGTCTCCATAATCAACATTTGACATTGTAGCCCGCTGTATTCTTGCCATAATCTGGCCGAAGTATGCCTGATGAGCTACTGACAGGTCTTTAATAGGCCATGACTGCACTGATTCTCCATTCTCAAGGCTAATCTGTGCACCAAGACCATATTGCATCTGTGGCAATTTGCGCCCGGGGTTAAGTACGCCATAGACAGGCGGTAAGAATCCCATCCAGTTTTGGGTTGACCATCCAGTAGCTTCCCTGTTCAAAACATCATACATATCTCTGACACCAGCGTAGATGCTTTCAGCCTGATATTTCACAGCATCAGTACGAGATGTTAAAAAGGGAGTTGTCGGGCATGGCACTACAATCACAGGATTCATGCCTAATGGGTGATTTACAGGATAACCATTAGCAATCTTACCATCTATCTTGATGATATTCTGGTCAACTGTCCAGATATCCTCGATAGTAGCTGTATTCCCATTAACTTTAATACCATAATCTCTGTATATCTCATCCGCCGCCCTCGTTGACTCAATACTGACAACACGACATCCTCTTTTACCTGACACATAAATCACTGAATACGGGTCAAGAGGCATAATCTCCGGATACCAGTTATCACCATCTCTGTATAAGATAACTCTGCCTGCGATAGTGCCTTCGACACAGGCCGTGAAATCCAGAGATCCATCAAGTTCCATGATATTTTGATAAGCAAGGTTCTCATCACTGCGGATTAAAAGGTACTCGATAAGCTTCTCCAGTGAATTAGACAGGCCTTTATCCTCATTCAAAACCTCAAAACGTCTTGTAGCGGTCCCAAGAACAGCAATAGTTCTATCTGTATAAAAGCGAGGATCGTTCAAGGTAACATTGTTAATACCCTTATGTTCCTTGCCCTCTAAATCCTTGAAGATATATTTCTCCAGAAGATAACGTTTATCTATATCTTCTTTAATGCGTTGCCGTCTTGGCTCAAGATAAGCCTTAGCATTTCTTATCTCTTTAGTGATTTCATCTTCATTCGTAAATGTATTTTTTATTGTATCAAAAATGCCCATAATTCACCTCTTAAAAATAGTTGCCTACTGCAATCTCAACATCTTTAGGTGTATATTCCATTGAGAGCAAAGCATTTGCGCCTGCTATAATACAATCATCAGTAGGATAAGTTGATACATATCTTGAACGGCCGCTCTCTTTACTCACAGTTAACACCCAGCCTGACATCTCGTCAATCGTCTGTTTATCCCGAATACGAAGCCCATTCCTGACCTCTAACGCAAATTGCATCAACTTTTGCTGTTTATTAGCTTCATCTTCAGTCAACCCAAGTTTAATACGTTTCTTATCACTGCAATAAATTTTATCACGATAACCGAGAGCTACAAGGTTATCAAGTATCATCTGGCTCCAGGGGTCAGCTCCCATAACCAATAAAGGTCTGCCATATTCGCAAAGCAATGAATAAGCATGAAAGGCAAAGATATCTGGAGTCATTTGGTTTGTCCTCATAATAGCTACAAGCTCTTTGTCAAAACCATCAGCACCAAGAATGAAGATGACACTATTATTACCTCCACGGCCTTCAGCCCCATCACCACCTGCATAATACTTAATACCTGGTTTAGGATGGCGGAAGATGTAGGTAGAATTAGTCCGTGTCTCTAATGGAGTTCCTGCCTGTTCAATGCACTTATCAATAGCAGCACTATCAAATAATCCCTCGCCTTCAACTGCGCCAAGAGCATCGTTAAGATTACGAGGATGTGCTTTAAGAAACTTCCATTGAGGCCAGTAATCCTTGCGTGTCCTCATGTACCATTCTGCATCCTGCCCTGGCCTGACATAATAAGGGAAAAACAACGGATGATAGTTATTTTCTCCTATTAAAGCCTTCCTGAATTGAGTTTTAAAATAGCTCTGGGCATCTGGAGAAGGTGATGACATATCAAGTTTAGAGCCTCCAGCGTTGACGGCGGGCATAATTTGAGCATCATTCTCCTCGGCAAACTCGTGAAATTCCTTTTCATCCGCTGTTATATGAGTTGCCGTATATCCAATCCCTGCACTCTTTGTTGATGGTAAAGCCATAATCCTGCTCTTAGTATCAGCAAAGTTTATATATTCTGCTCCATCATGGCTGACCTTTAATTTCAACCAATCTGGAAGATGGTTATTTATGAATCTGCTTTTATCCAGTAACTCCGCAGCTTCCTTTTCACCTTTAGAAAAACACAATATATTTGTATAGGGCTTATAACACAGCCATAGGTGGTAAGCTGCCGCTGCCCATGAACAGCCTAACTGTCTTGATTTTAATAATACTACAAGTTTATATGTCTGGATAGATTTAATGAGTAATTTAAGATGAGGCCATTCTTTCCATTCAATAAGCTCATTTGTAGTTTCATTCTTTATTTTAACATGATTCAGCCATGCAAAAATATCCATCTGGCATTTTGCAAACTCATAAACCTGCTCCTCAACAGTCATTGTTTGTTTTATTGCTGTATTCATAAAACTATCTCACCGCATATTGTCCTGGATCTTCAACTATAACACCATTTACATTCCCTCTCTTCTCTGGTTGTGCCACTTCAGCCTTAACACTGATTTGAGGTTGTGTAATTTCAGGTGCAGCTAATTCAGGTAACTTCGGTTCTTTTATCGCCTTAAATTCAGCCTCCACACTTTCAATCGTCTCCACTTCTCTCATCTTCATATAATCCCTCAAACTATCAGCCAATCTTAATAATTGCCCTGATGAAAGCTCCATTGTTGCCATCATATCAACTTCAGTCTTAGCCACAGGCTTCCCCTGCACCCTGTTATCAAGATGCATTAAAAGCTCCCTGTCTGCCTTATCCCCAACTTTAACATCAAACTTTGTACCACATTCAGGGCACGTTACATTTCTTGCCACCCCATGTG